GGTAGTCCTGTAGACATAACTGGTTATATTTTCACCTCACAATTAAGAAAATCTTACTATTCTGCTAATTCATCTGCGAATCTGTCGATCACTGTGACAGATGCCAGCAACGGTATAGCTATGGTACTTCTACCAGCAAATGTTACTTCTAATCTTGCTGCTGGTAGATATGTTTATGACATTTATATGAAAGATACTGCGAACGTGACCTATAGAATTCAAGAAGGTATTGCAATAGTAACACCAGCAGCAACTCTAACAAACGCTCCAGTTCAACCTTAAGGGTTTATAAATGCCAAGAATTATATTTGTTCCAAATTCATTTCCACAGGTTGTACAAACAGCACAAGCAAATGCAGCATACAATCAAGCTAATGCTGCATTTTCTCAAGCTAATGCTGCATATGTAGAAGCAAACACGGCAAATGGTATAGCTCAGTCTGCTTTTACTCAGGCTAATAGTGCATACGCTCAAGCAAATTTGGCATATGCTGCTGCTAATTCTGCTGCAAGCAATAGTTCAAACAATTACGTAATTTCAACATCAGCATACGGCGAAGCAAACGCTGCCTTTGCTCAAGCTAATGCCGCATACAATGCAGCAAACGACGCATCATCTATTGCTAGAAACGCATACAATCAAGCAAACAATGCATTCGCTGGTGCTAACTCATCATACAATTATGCGAATACGGCGTATGTTACTGCAACAGAAGCATACAATCAAGCTAATGCAGCATACAATGCAGCAAACTCAGTTATAGCATCTGCAAATAATGCTGGAAATACTGTTACTGTCTCTGCAAATAGTGGTTCTACTCTTGTATCAAAAGAACTAAATTTTATCAATTCTTCAACAGTTCTAGTTTCTGTTGTTGATTCTGGTGATGGTAACGCAAATGTTTCTTTTATTGCATCAAATACAGGAAGTGGAAATGCTGGTGTTCAACAGGTTTCTACTGGAATAGGTTTAACTGGTGGTCCTATCACTACGATTGGAACAATCAGTGCAAATATAGCTACTAGTAGTCAACAGGGTATTACTAAACTTGTAGATGTTGTCAATTCAACAGATAAATCCAATGCTGCTACTGCAAATTCTGTTTCCACAACATACAATTTAGCTAACTTAGCACAAAATATTGCTGAGAGTGCATATACTCAAGCAAATTCTTCTTATAATGCTGCTAATACAGCAAATACAAATGCATTGAATGCGTATGCTCAAGCTAATACTGCTTATAACTCAGCAAATATAGCCAATAACAATGCGTTAGCAGCATATACTCAAGCTAATCTGGCTTACACAAGAGCCAATTCTTCTATTGTAAACATATCTTCTGGAAATACATCTAATGTTGTAGTTACAACAAATGGATCAAATGTTACAATTGATACAAGAATATCAGGTGGTTCTGGTGGAGGAAACTACGAAGTAGATGTTCTCGCAAATGGAAATGTTATCATTTCAAATGCAAATTTAAACTTCAACAATACATCTACTGTAAACGTTTCTGTAACAGCAAACGGAACCACACAAGCAAATGTTGAATTTAGTGTTAACGTTTCTTCTTTGGGAAATAATTCTCCTGCGGCTGCTTATGCACAGGCAAACGCCGCGTATGCTCAAGCAAACTTAGCCTATACACAGGCTAATGCAGCATATGTGGAAGCAAATACTGCAAATGGTATAGCTCAGTCTGCGTATACTCAAGCCAATACAGCAAATACAAATGCATTGAATGCGTATGCTCAAGCAAATGCTGCTTATGTTACTGCCAATGTTGCCGCTAATACAGTAAGAATTTCTGCAAATAGTGGTTCAACACTTTCATCGAAAGAATTGAATTTTGTAAATTCATCAACAGTTTTAGTTTCTGTTGTTGATTCTGGTGATGGTAATGCTAATATTTCATTTATTGCTTCAAATACTGCTTCTGGTAACGTTGGGGTTCAACAGATCAACACTGGAATAGGTTTAACTGGTGGTCCTATCACTACGATTGGAACAATCAGTGCAAATATAGCAAACACTACTCGACAGGGTATTACTCAGTTAATTGATAATAATCAATCTGGTGATACAGGAAATGCTGCAACAGCAAACGCTGTCTATGCAACATACAACGTTGCAACAAGTGCTTCTGCTCTTGCTGTAAGTGCATATAACGAAGCAAATACTGCAAATGCTTTAGCTCAATCCGCATACACCGCTGCAAACACAGCTAACACGAATGCTCTAACAGCATATAGTCAAGCTAATTCTGCATACTCTGCGGCAAATACCGCTAATACAAACGCTCTAACAGCATATAGTCAAGCTAATGCTGCATACTCTGCGGCAAACACAGCTAACACTAATGCCTTGGCTGCATACTCTCAAGCTAATTCTGCATACTCTGCTGCAAACACAGCTAACACGAATGCTCTAAATGCTTATGGTCAGGCAAATTCTGCTTATGGTGCTGCAAACACAGCTAACACGAATGCTCTAAATGCTTATGGTCAGGCAAATTCTGCATATGGTGCTGCAAACACAGCTAACACTAATGCCTTGGCTGCATATACTCAAGCTAATGCTGCTTATTCTCAAGCTAATGCTGCTTATTCTCAAGCTAATGTTGCATATGGTGCTGCGAATACAGCTAATACAAATGCTCTAAATGCTTATGGTCAGGCAAATTCTGCTTATGGTGCTGCAAACACAGCTAACACGAATGCTCTAACAGCATACTCTCAAGCTAATTCTGCATACTCTGCTGCAAACACAGCTAACACTAATGCCTTGACTGCATACTCTCAAGCCAACAATGCTTATGGTGCTGCAAACACAGCTAACACTAATGCCTTGACTGCATACTCTCAAGCCAACAATGCTTATGGTGCTGCAAACACAGCTAACACAAATGCTCTTGCTGCATATGGTCAGGCAAATGCCGCTTATGCTCAAGCTAATGCTGCATATTCTGTGGCAAATTCTTCTGTTAATACTGTTGCTGTATATGCCAATGGTGGATTGACACTTGCTGCTGCAAATTTGAACTTTAACAATACTGGAACAGTTAATGTATCTTCTGCTGCAAATGGTACAGGACAAGTTAATGTAGCATTTAGTGTCAATACTTCTGCTGTAACAGGAGGTGGAGGAACTCCTGGTGGTGCTAACGGTCAATTACAATTCAACAATAATGGTGTATTTGGTGGAAATGCAAATCTTACATACAATACCGCAAGCCATCTTGTGAGCTTTGATGCAAATGTAAGAGTTGCGAATACAAATAGTTTGGTATTTGGTGGATCACAAGCAAATACGGTAGCAAATTCACACTTTGCTGTTACCTACAATGCAAGTGCAAGTTCTCTAGACTTTGTGTTTCTAGGATAATGTAATGGCTAGTATTGTCAATGATACAATTGTTGATTCAACAGTCACTATTACAATTCCAGCCACAACTAGTGGTGATACGTTACTGATTTATTATACAGAAGTTGGCGGCTCGACAGATACACCAACAATAGCCGATAACTTGTCTAGTCCATCTTCTGATTATACACTTTTAGACAAAGCTGTAAATACTGCTTTTACTCAACCAATATGGCAATTTGTTCGTCTTAATGTTCCAGCAGGAATTACTTCTATAACTGTAAATGGGACCACAGGATCAACAACAGCAGTTTGGGTCAGACAAATACGTGGTGTTTCTTCTGTTTTATATCATTCTTTTGATGCAGGTCAAACAACAGCATCAGACACACTATCACAAACAATTCTATCTGGTGATGTTCCAGCTTTCGCGTGTGGTTTTGGTTTTGGAAGTGGATATGGATCAGCAGATGTTACAGCAAGCGGAACAGTAACACAAGATGCACAAGGATGGTATAAAGGTCTAGGTGGAAATTATCGTGGTGTTGCATCTCATCAATCCATAAGTTCTTCTGGAACATGCACTGTAACAACAAATGAAACGGTTGCAACAGATTATTTAAACACAGGAATTGTTGTTTTTTCAACACCTTTACCAACCATTGCTCAAAAAGTAAATAACGAGGGACCAAATCCACCAGATACATCAATATCTAATCTTTACACTGTATTTCCTAGTGGAACACTTACTGGAAATACGATTGTGGCATTTGTATCTGCATCAGATTTTTCGGGTGTTAAAGACAATGTTATTGTCATAGATTCTTCGAATAATGGTTATACAAAATTTTCAGAACAAAACACAAGCCAATCTGGCGGTTCGCAATCTCTGTGGTTGTTTGCCTCTCAGAATGTTGCTGGAAATGCGACACCAGCAAATGTTAATTTTACTTATGGTGCTGGTGGTGGATCGGACAATTTTGAAACAGCATATATTTTAGATATTGGAAATGTTATTGCTAATAGTGTAATTTATGCTGGTGGTAATACACAAAATGCTCTTGCACCCGGTACTAATAATTTGAATAGTGGTCCCGCTTTTAATGTTCTTGCGAATCAGGTTCCTTGTTTGATGATTGCTTTGGCATTCAATACTAGCTCATCTGGATCAAATCCAACACCTACTGTTGGAACAGGAATGACTTTATTAGCAAACATATGGGCATTTTCTGGTGCCACAAATGGTGCTTGTATTGCTACTCAAACAATTACAACACCAGGTTCATATCAAGCATTATTCAATCAGGCATCATCAGCATCAGAAGATTGTTCTTGCGTTGCTCTGATTCTTCAAGGTGTTGGTGGGGCTGCTCCAATAGCAAATGTTTTCAAGATGTATGCAAACGGTGCAATTCAGGCAAATGCATTCATTCAATCTGCACCACCAGGAAATATACTCATGAGATTTTATGGTCCTAATAACGCAATACAAGTAGCAAATATTAATGCTAATGGTGGTGGGTACATAAAACTTCTGGCAAATGGACAATTGGTTTGCAACAATACAATAATAGTCTAATAAATAAAAAATTCGAATAGAGAATTAAGATATGATAGTAACATCCAGACAAGACTTAAAAGATTATTGCTTAAGAAAGCTAGGTTTTCCTGTAATCACAATCAACGTTGATGATGATCAGATAGATGATCGTATCGATGAGGCTTTGAATCTTTTTCAACAATTTCACGTTGACGGTACACAGAAAATCTATATTGCTTATCAAGTCACTGCAAATGATATGATTAATAAGTATGTCACTTTACCAAATACGGTAATTGGTGTTTCTCGTATTTTTCCTATTGCTGGTGATTCTATCAATAGTACAGGAACAGATAATTTCAACATTTTTGATATTAACTATCAGATTCGTTTGAATGAATTGTATGATTTTACTTCTGCCGATTATGTGTACTTTGAATTAGCCAACCAACATTTGCAAACTCTACAGATGCTTTTCTTTGGTGAAGTGCCGTTTACGTACAATCGTTATACAAACATCATTACACCTAATCTGAATTGGGGCAATCAGGTCATCGAGGGATCATGGTTGCTTTTTGAATCTTATCAGATACTTGGTGATACTGTACAGTTCTGGAATGACACGTGGTTGCTGCGATATACAACAGCATGTGTAAAAGAACAATGGGGAAGTAATCTTAAGAAATTTGTAGGTGTGAAGCTTCCTGGTGGAATATCACTCGACGGCAAAACAATCTATGATGAGGCTGTTGCAGAAAAAGCAGAACTATACAAAGAATTGAGAACTATGTGGGAAGCGCCTCCAGAATTTTTCGTCGGATAGGCAGCTTAGTTTGTGGGTTAATTTATCTATATACTTTGGTAAAAAGTTTTCTAATTAAAGGTATTTGCAAAAATTCCTACAAACAAATACTTTGACGTTTACAACAACACTCCAGAACAAAGACTCTATGAGGATTTGATTCACGAAACCGTACAAGCTTACGGTATCGATGCATATTATTTGCCACGAGATACACAATCTAAAGTAGACTTAATTTTTGGTGAAGACCCTACTAGTAAATTTACAGAAGCATTGCCTGTTGAAGTGTATGTTCAGTCTGTAGATGAATTTGAAGGTGGAGAATTTTACTCTAAGTTTGGTGTCGAAGTCAAGAAACAAGCAAGATTTTTGATCACCACAAGATCATTCGAAAAATCAGTTGCAAGTCTTTCGGCTGCCAACTACAAAGCAAACGATAATTTTTTGCTAAGACCACGAGAAGGCGATCTTCTGTGGATGACAAATTTTGCAGCATTGTTCGAAATTAAGTATGCTGATGAAGAACACTTTTTCTACAATTTTGGTTACACTAAAATTTATGGTTATAGCCTTGTTTGTGAGAAGTTTCGTTATAGCAATGAACTCATTGCTACAAACATCGACGACATTGATAGTCATATGGAATTAATCGTACCAGCATTTTCTTACATAATGTCTTCTGCAAATTCAGCAGGAACTTATACTTTGGGTGAGATTGTGTATCAGGCGAACGCAAACGCTACTGTCGTCGCGTGGGACAAACCTACTCTCAATCTTACACTAAAACATATCAATGGAGAGTTTGTTATCGGTCAACCTATTCTTGGAAGCGATTCAAACGCTTCATATATACTTGCGAACACTTCTATCATCGATGATGTTAACAGAAGACTTGATAACAATCTTTTGATTGAACAAGAAGGTGAATCTATTTTGAATTTTAGTGAGAATAATCTTTTTGGTGATCCACAAATTAATGAGTAAATATAATGTTGGGGTATAGTCCATTTTATTATCAAACGATCAGAAAAAATATTATTGCATTTGGTAACATTTTCAAAGATATTTTTTTAATCAAATACAATGCTAACAATCGTGCTGAGATTGATAGAAGAGTTGTTCCCATTACTTACGCTGGTAAAGAAAACTATCTTTCTCGTTTGTTAAACACACCAGATTTGCCAGCATCGGTAGAAATAACTCTACCTTCAATGTCCTACTCTATAATGGGGTTAGAATATGATTCATCTAGAAAACTTCAGTCTACTTTACAAAACTTTAATCAATCTGCCGGTAGTGGAACTGCTGTATCAATACAGTATAATCCTGTTCCCTATAACATTCAATTTGAACTGAGCATTTATATTCGAAATCTGGACGATGGTTTTCAGATTGTAGAACAGATATTACCTTTTTTTACTCAAGATTATACTGTTTCTATTAATTTTGTAAACAGTATGAATATCACAAGAAACGTACCCATCATACTTGATCAGATCAGTATGCCAAATGATTTTGAAGGTGATGCAACTTCACAAGAACGTAGATTAATTTGGAATTTGAATTTTACGATGAAAACCTATTTGTTTGGTCCTATCATTACAGGCGGTTTGATCACAACAGCAAAAGCAAACACATTCTATCTTTCTACAAGTTTTTCTGATCAGGAAGGAATCGTACTTACTACATCTAACACAGCATTTGGAAACTTTACTATCGGTGAAGCAGTCTACCAGGGTAATAGTTTGAACGAAGCAACAGCAATCGGAACTGTCACATCATGGAACTATTCAACAGGTAAATTGATCATAAGTATAGCAAATGGTCAATTTTTACCGAATGCAAATGTGCTTGGTGCTAATTCTTACGCTTCTGTTGAAGTTTTGAATGTTCCACAAAATCTATTACTTGTCTCGGATATAGAAACTGTTTATCCAGCAAATGCTACACCAAACACAGATTTTGGATTTATATCAAATATTACAGAATTTCCTAACATTTAAGTAAATCATGAATCCTAACGATAAAGCTCTTGCAGAGGCAATGGGAATCGAATTGTCATCGAACAGTACCAGCCTACCAGTAGTGTCTACAAAACCGCTTGTAGAGGCTCCTATTGCTTCTAATAACCAAATTCATGACGATGCTGAGTATGCTCGTGTCAATGTTTTTGACGTGATCGAACAGGGTGCAAAAGCAATCGAAATGGCATCAGAATTAGCAAGAGAATCTCAACATCCAAGAGCATTTGAAGTGTTGGGACAATTACTTAAAGTTCAGACAGAAAACATCGACAAATTACTTAAAATTCAGAAAGATCGAAAGCAATTGCAAGACAATAGTAGTGCAGTGCAGCAATCTCCTTCTATTAATAATAGTAATGTGGTGTTTGTGGGAACAACCGATGAACTCGTAAGAATGATGCGTAAAAATCATTCTTCTCCAACAGTGATAGAAATCGAAGATGATGAATAATACTAAAAATAAAGGATACAACGGTAATGTAAAATTACGCGCTGCAAATCAAAAGATAGAATTAACAAAAGAGCAAGCGCGTCAATACATGAAGTGTATGGATAATCCGATATACTTCATTGAGAACTTTGTCAAAATTATTACAATTGATGAAGGTTTAACT